TATTGTTACATACGCCGAGTCAAGACCATTGGGGCCAGTCTGAACGAGCGAGTTTAAACCGAGTGGGTTATAATGCCAGTCTAAATCTTGACCATCAAAGTAGATTTGTTGAGCTCCGTTAAGCCATTGTGAAGTAACAATTACGCCGGAAGAAAACGTTGTCTTCATATATTTAGTCCCAAGGACGAGTACGGTCAGCTATGTATGGTTTTACCCTAGAAACAAAAAACCCCCGCCGAAGCGAGGGTCTTGACTTTCGAGAAAAGTTAAGAAATAAACCTTAGGTTCTCTCGAAATAATTTATGGTGAATTCAACCTCAATCTCCTGAACATCGGCGCTTTCGCGATCAACATCAGCAGTTGTGATTGAAACGAACTGACACTCATAACAGATGTATTGTCCACCACCGATCGCCTCGCCCTGGCCATCGCAAGAACGGGGAGTAACTGTAACCGTGATTGGTTGACAGTTATAGTCGAGCCAAAACTCTTCAAGAGGCTTGAAGATAGATGGGTCGTAAGGGGCAGTTAAAGTAACGTTATCTGCAGTACGAGGACCAACAACATGATAGATTCGGTTACCGGTGCCATTGGCATAGGTGCTAGAATCGGAGTTGTCGTTGATGCCGCTAAATTTTGTAAAAACCGCTGTAAAAGTCGGTCCACCCAGGGCAGTGAAGCTAACTTCATACTGCGACTTGGTGATTGGTCTTAGAATAGCCATAGAAACACCTCCTTATAGTTCCTTCCCTTATCAGGATAGGATGTTGGTGATCATAGCGCCAGAACCGATAAGACCAGTAGCACCGAGGCCAACGAGGTTGACTACGCGCTCAACAGTGATCTCAGCGCGAACAACACGGCGCTCACGGATATAGTACTCAGGACGGACAGCAGGTGTGCCTGTCAACTGATAAGTATAAGCGAAAGCAGGAGTGGCAGCATTGGCACCACCAGCAGGCATAACAGAGTCGGAAGGACCGTTGGGGCTGTAGAATAACAGGATGCCATTCTCAGGGAACACGGGCTGCAGGCTGCCATCAGTGGCTAAATAACGACCTTCAGCCACACGCAGGCCACGCTCAAGACCGAAATAACGGGCGAGCATGTCGGTGTCGATGCTGTCAGCAGTTGTGTACTTGATACGCTCAAGGATCGCACTGTTTGTCAGCAGTTGGTCAAACACAGCTGTACCAACAACCATCGAGTTAGGACGGATACCGATCTGGTTAGCGACTGAACGCTTCAGAGTCAGAACGTCTTCGATCGGGTTGGAGGTCAAAGATGACCAAGGTGAAGGGCCAGCAGCAGTAGTGTAAGCAGCGCCAAAAGTTGTCCAGGTTGTGAAACCAAGACCGTCTTGAGTGCCTGCGCCTGTGTTTGGCTCGTAAGGGTTGTAGGTACCTGTAACGGTAACGGCTTGAGAAACGGTGTACTCATAGGCGTTCATCAAGCGTGACATGGCGTTGCGAGTTTCAATCGCACGCAAATCTACTTGAGCAGGACCTTCGCCAGCGTTCTCAATAACTTCTTCAGGAAGTTCCCAGGCAACCACTTCTTGCTCAAGAGCATAAGGCTCTGAATCGTAACGTGATTGAACATAAGGAATGTTCGTACCATATGCACGACGGAAGTCGTTGATGGCGAATTGCTCTTTGCCAAAGCGCAGAATACGACCAGCACGGGTCGGGGTGTCGACGACGGGGGCGATGAAGTTGGCAATGTTGGTCGCAGGGAGCATGAAGCCCTGGGCCAAAGTTGTCAAAATCGGATCTACGCCCGCATACGTCTGTTGCAGGTTCATCATTTGAGATGATCTCCGTTTCAGAAATAAGGGTTGACTTCAAAAATCGCAATAAACGATCCCTTGGACTTACTCTTGTAAACAAGAAGCCAAGGAACGTGTTTCTTAGAAAAAACCGTTAGGTTTTTATCAAGCGAAGGATACGAGAACTAGGTCACGACCACCGATTGTAACGTTTTCACGAACAAGAGGTGTAGTACCATCGAGAGTAACTGCAGTACCAGTAGCTGTAGCCTGACCCAGAAGGTTGATTTCGAGCTGAGAAGCCAAGGCGATAGCAGCAGAGGCAGGATCAACTTCAATCAACAGGAGGCCGCTTGTAGCAACAGTGAGTTGACGAGCAGTATAAGGTTGAGCCAAAGCAGTAGGCATGTAAGCCTGGTTGATACCTACGATGGTGGTAGGAGGAGCAGAGAAAGCATCGCCAGCAGCAGCATAGTTAGGGCCTGCCCATGTAGCGTATGAAACAGCGCGAAGTTCGCCGATTTCAACGGTACCTACAACACCAGCTTGGGTATCGACAGGAGCCTCCCAAGTCTCTGCGTAACGAATGTATTGACGGCCATATATGGGAGCGGAATTTGTCGCCATGATTTTATCCTATAGTAAGTGGACTTCAAAGTTTTTTGTTTGCTCTAGGACTTGTTTTGTTACCTAGTTTAAGATACTTAAGTTTACCCCTTATCTGTATTCTAGAAAACACCGACACCGGTCATAACATCTACAACCTTTTCCAGGTATGGGTAACTCACCAAAGGGTTGCCAACCCATAGAGTCATACTGTTTGCAGTCAATGCAACATTTTTTATCGCGTTTGGCCACTCTTCTCATTTCCTTGAAGCCTTGGTCTTGAGAGACCATGTATTGTCCAAGATTGAAGAATGAGAAGGTAGGTGTAGCCAAATAGCGAGAAACACGCTCAGCGAGAGAGGGCCAAGTTTTTCCTTGGGCTCTTTGCTGGTCAGCTTCAAGTTCACCAATCTGTTCTGGATTGATGTTCTCAAGTTCGTCAATACCTATGTCAACTGCCCCGGGAACTGCCCCAAGCAAGTTATAATCTGCAAAGTCAAGGGTTTGGTCTCCAGGTCTTAAAACACCAGAGTCAATATAAGTTTTTGTTTCTGCTAAAAAAGTAAGCAGAGGAGGGAGCATATCACCGACAATCACAGGCCAACTTTTTTCAAGTTTTTGCTCGGGTTTGTCAGTTCCAACTCCCAAAATAACTGCGGCTAAGGCAGAGACAAGGGTTTTGTCGATCAGAGTCCTTTCGTACTCTTCCCACTTCATTAACTTGTCTCTGTAACCTTTAACCAAGGCGATTGCCTCGCCTTTCATTCTCTCTTCAAGAGTGGGTTGATCTTTGCACTTTGCAGCCAGTGTTTTTGCTTGGGAGAAGAAATCGGACCTTCTCTTTGTTACCATTCCGATAGCCGAGAGGAGGTCCATTTTACTTACCTAGGTTCAGGAGAACATTGCTTTTTTCAAAGCTTCCACATAATCGCTCGCTTCACCTTTCTCTACCATTCTGAGAGCTTTCTCATGGGGGTCGAGATCAGACTCGGCATACTGGAAAGTACCACCGGCAACTTCTCCAAAGGAGACCATTGGAGGGAGCTTACTCAAGAGGTTGAGCAACTTCGTTGCGGAAGTTTCACCTTCAGAGAACTCAAGAGTACCGAACTCAAGCCCTTCCACATAAGAAACAAGCTCTTGCTCAGGCATTACACCATCAGTAAGACGACCTTCTGTATACAAGTGACTGATTGCTTCGGCCATTTGCATCTTACGGAAGTTCATCTTCTCTTCTTGATGTTTGCGCTCTAACTCAGCGTACTTCGACTTGAGGGACATCAACTCATCGTACATCTGCTGTGGGAAACCTAAAGCTTTAGCTTGAGCGCCAGAACCCATGCCGTAGTCCATGCCACAGGCATGATCTGTAGAGAGTTCATTATAGTCCTCCTCACCTTCGTCCACACCGTCATCACCTTCACCTTCCTCGTAGGTAGAGCCGAAACCGGTCTTGGTGTAAGGATCCTTCATCTTGCGCTCACCATGCTCTTCAGCAAACACACCGCCAGATTTCTTTGAAATCTCAGCAGGGTCCGTAACGGTGTCCATCGCACCAGGCGTCAGTTGCTTGGCCTTCGACTTCTTACCGTCGCCGATGTTAGTGCGTAAGCTATCAAGGGACTCACCATAAGCACCGTCGGGGCCTACAGTTTGGTCAGCTTCGTTAACTTCGTCCATCGCGCCAGGTGTGAGTTGCTTGCTGGTGGACTTCTTCTCACCGCGATAGGACTCGGCGTAAGCACCATCAGGGCCAACTGTTTCACCGGGGGTGTCGGTGTCGTCCATAGCGCCAGGAATGAGTTGGCGATTTTTGGACTTCTTACCGTCGCCGATCTCGTCACGCAGGGTATCAAGGCTGGCGCCGCTGTCAGCGTCGTCAGTTTCGTACTCAGCATGCTCAACCATCTTCTTGCCTTTCATTGACTTGCGAGCGGTTGTTACCCCGTCTTCACCTGTCATTTCTGCAGCTTCTGGTTCACCGTAGAGATAGTCGTGAGTTTTTACCGATTTAGCTTTTGCATCGGAACTTTTTATGCGAAGAACACGCATTGAACCGTCAGACATAACATTCACTGTGCTCACAGCGAACACTTCGTCATCTGGCATTTCTTCAGATTCAGTAGGCATCTTGGTTTCAGTCTCGTCACGACCATAGGGATCGGTACCAGAGGAAACTTTTGGTGTATTCACACCATAATCTTTAGCACCAGCGTCATACTGATCACTGTTCATAGCTTGATCATAGCCATCTTCTTGACCCGCCCAACGGCTTTCACCGTCAGCGTTATCCTTACTGGCTTTAGCAGTGTTGAACCTGTCGTCTTCCTGTTCGGCAGACTCAGCGGTGTGCATACGGTCACGGTCTTGCTCACCACTTTTGGCTGTTTTCATACGCTCAACATTACCAGCTGGACCTTGCTTACCGGTTTTCATACGGTCAACATAGCCGTCGGAAGCTGAGCGAGCGGTTTCATAACGACCGAACTCATCTTCTTCTGCGTGGTCAGCAGTTTTTGCCTTTTTCTCATCAATTTTTTTCTTGATGAAGTCAGGCATTTCTTCGTGATCCTCAGCAAAGTGACCCTGAGCTTTCACTTGAGCTGCACGTTTGGCGAGAGCTGGTGGAAGTTCTTTGTGGTCCTTCGAAAGAAGTTCATCTTCTTCTTTACCAAAGCGTTTTACTTCTTTGGCTTCGGCACCTTTGCCCTCTTTTTTCATACGCTTAGCTTCGGCAGCGCGATCAGCAGCAGCCTTGCGTTCAGCGGTTGACTCTTTGTGAGCCTCGTCGTAGACGTTTTCTACAACTTGCATAACTTGGCCGTTGGCACCTTTGACGTGCTTCCGGCTGATTTGTCCTTGGTCCATAAATTCCTCTTCCGGAAAATGATTAGAGAGGTCAGCCGTCTGCTGAGCGATTTCAGTTCCTTCGCGACCTAAATTTTTACTTGTTTCTTTAAACTGTGGGGCATCTGGGTTTGCCATTTGTGCTGTTTCAGTATTGGTTGCCGCAGAAGAGGCAGCCGCTTCCTGAACAGGCTCTGTGGTTTGTGTTTGTTGGCTTGTTTGTAACTCTTTTACCGCGCTTGACACATCCTGACGGACTGCATCAAGTTTCTCACGAAGCATTTCAAGCGGACTTCTCTCAACAATAAGCGTTGGTCCAAGTTCGTCATCAAAAATTTCCGAGGGAGCTAAACTCACGGCGAAATCATAGATTCCTTCCTGTTCAGAGAACGAGAATGGCTCTAAACCTTTTACAGCTGGGGGTGAAGCCCCCAGTAGAGCAAGGTGACGAGCACTCCATTTTCCTTTCGAAGGATTGATTGCACTGTCAGGTGAGTAGAAGGAGATCGAAACCTTTCGGTAATGACCGTCTTTTACTAAATCTTTTGCAACAGGAGAGAACTCCACGTCGGCGTAAAGATTGTCACCTTTCTTTGCGAATCCTTTAATCCAGCCATAAGCTGGCAAGCTGTCGTTATCACCAGCATGTCCGAGCACGAGGGGCGCCGTGTGAACAGATGGGTCATACGTCTCCACCACTTGTTGAAGGTCTTTCTCAGAGAAATGCCTCTGAACCCCCTGTGCTGAAGTTTGATCGCCAGCTTTAAATACGTGGATTCTTTTTGTAAAGGTCATTTTACTTTTTCCCCCTGTATCTTTTTACCCTACTTGTCCATTTCAACTGCTTCGTCCTCGGATATGCTTTGATTGCCAAAAGGTTTGGTTGGTTCTTCCTCTTCCTCAGACTCACCAAGGATACTCATTATTTCTTCTTCCGTCAAAGGCTCTTCTTCGCCTTCACCCAGACCTAGAGTTTCCATTAACTCATCGTCAGAAATTTCTTGATTTTCATTTGGTTCGGGAATAGTGTCAGTCTGTGACTCTTCAGGTGTTGCACCTTCGGGTTCATCCATAACGTTAGCTGCTGCGGTTAGGTCTTCTTTTGCTGCGTCTACGTTTCCTGCCTCTGGTTTCGAAGCCTGTTCACCGTCTGCACCAAAGATAGACCCGAACAAATCTTGATCTTTTTCGGGATCATAACTTACAGCTTCATCCTCAGGGTTCTCTTCTTTCTTTTCTTCAAGTTCAACTCGGAAGTGTCTTTCAATCCATTCCTTTCGAGGTGTATACCCAGACTGAATCATGAGTGACACATCAGGCATTGTCAGAGGAGATTCTTCAATGCGGAACTCTCGTGTCAGAGAGGGGGCAGCAACATCTGTACCAAAGTTTAAATCAACGATCCACCTAACTAGAGTTTGAGTAAGAGTGTGAGAGATTGCTTCAGAGATTTCGCTTGCTCTAACTACGCGAACTGTATTGGCAACTTGTGAGGAAGCGCGAGACCCTGCTTCAGCCTGACCTGCTTCGTTCTCACCGCAAAGTATTAACGATATCTCTTTATCAATGTACTCAATAAGATTCTTAAATACTTCCGGCGAACCTGAAGGAACTACAAACTCAAGCTCATAACCTTCCGGCAGAATCATTGCCGTTTCTTGACTCAGATTGGAAAGGTGACCGTAGAGAGTATCTAACTCCCTTGTGCTAGCAGATAGTGGTGCTTTGGCCACTGCTGTAGGAGTCGCATAGCGGTCTCCGTACAGTACATACGATTCAATGGCCCGACGACGAAACTTAACAAGAGGGTAAAGGATACGGCCAAGTGCAGAACCGTAGGGATCACCATTGTGAGACACATAATAACGACTTACTATAAATTTCCGCTGCGGTAACTCCACACCCTCAAACATTCTATTGAAGGTTAAACAACGCATTGTAAAACCAGTTTGAGCATCCTCTTCTTCTTGGAATACAAACCTGCGTTGATCGCGCATACGCACGTCAAAAGGTATTACTCCTCTTTTTGTTTTCTTCCACATTATCTCACCGACTGAGAAGCCGGTAACCATGGCCTCACCCATCCCAACGTAAATATCATCGAGAGGTAGTTCTTCCAAAACCTCTGCGATAAAGTCTCGAACTGCTATGTCACCAGGCTTGTCAGAATATTGTTGTACATACCACGGACGTGAGGTAACCTCTTGCATTAACTTTTTAAAGCTGGACTGTACTGCCTCGTCGTAAAGTAACCGTTGATAGACGATAAGCGCACGGTTACCACCCTTGGCGATGAGTAAGTCATCCTGAGGCCGTACAATCGTATTTCCTTGACCAGTGAACGGGCTGCTAGACCCGAACATATAGATTGACGATAAGTTGTATGGGTCGGACGTGTAACGTGCGACTTCACCGCTAGGTACTGGTGCTGTTGTAAATCTTTTTGCCATCCAATTTTCTCACTGTCGGCCCTAGGTTATTACTTTTACCCCTTAGTTGGCCAAAGTGTAATTTATGGGAGGTTGAGGTACTCCATTTACTGAATATTGTATAAAAACTCGATACAAACCATCTTCACCATTTGTAATCCAGTCACCTAGAACACTCAAGTCAGAAAGCCCCTCAACATTTTGCAAAATGCTGTACTGGATTGCAGAGTTTATTTGACCAGGGTCAATTATTTCGAGAACGTAATCACCAATACCATAATCAGCTCGCATCACACGTTCAAAGTAACGTGTCTCTAGGACACTGCGAATGTGCTGAGAAACAAGTGTGTAGTCTGTACTTGTTGCCAAATTTCCACTACTTACTGTTAAAGGGTATCTCAACCCTCGAACAGATGGCGATAAAACTACAGGTTCACTCATTACCTTACCTTATAACGTCTTGAAATTTGAAATTCGATCGCATTGACTCTTTTTCTTACTTCTTCTTTTGTTAAATCACTCTCGATTACTTTGCGAATCTCACTGCGAAGAGATTCCATGGCCACTGATTCGTAGAATACGGGGTCGATTAAAGAGCTGTCTTGTTTCTGCCCAGATAACAAGGAAAAACAGAGGGCATCGAGTGACACCCCCTGGTCGTTCGCTTGTTGCATAAGGTGAAAAAAGAGAGTTTCAGGAATCCGTAGATTTAAATCCCTATCCATTTGTTTGACTCTCTAGGTTATTTAACCGTTGTTGGGTCCGAGACCTTGGGAATCCAACTCTTTCTGCATTTGTCCGATCGCCACACGAATGAGGTCGATTTGAATGCGTTCCAGAGTAGGTACAGGAGTCACGAACACTTTAGCGTTAACGATACCTTGCTCAAGAGTTTCGGCGTTATTGATGCGTCCGTCACAGATAACTTGGAAAGCATCGGAAGGGCGAGCACCGAACAGAGCACCTTTAACGTACAGTTGGTTGAGGACACTGTTACCAACCGAGATAATCTGGTTGAAGACAACACCAAAACCATCAATCACATTGAAGATCTGACTGTCAAAAGCCCGACGTAAGGAACCGTACACAACGTTAAGAATAACACGAGTGTTAACAAACTGATACAGTTTCTGTTGTGCATCGTCTGGGTTAGTTAGACGAGTACGTCCACCCCAGATAAACACTGCCGACTGAGGGTAACCAGGTAGAGTACGAACAGCGTTACATCCCTTTGGATTCAACAGGTTCTGCTGAGCAGAGTTAATGGGAATCTGTGCACTGTAAGCGTTGGCCAACTGGTACTTTGTACCAGCGGGTGGGAACTGATAACCTTCAGCACGATAGCGACGAACTGCAACACCAGTCACATAAGGTGAAGGGGGCAGATATACTCCGCTAGTAGCACTAGGATCGCTATCAAGCCAAGGGCCGTAGAAAGCAATAAACCCGAAAGGATTACCGTACTGTTGAGAATCGTCAAGAAGACGATTAACATTATCTACACCAGCCTCGACAAGTGCAGCTTGTGGAACACCCGCGAAACCAACACCACGTAGAGCGTTGTCAATGATTTCGGTAGAGGTGATCGCGTCAAAGCGCCACAGGGTTGTTGGAGGTGCAATCTCAGGGGTGAAGGTCAG